GGTTAAAGAGTAAAATACTTTGTTTATAATTTGTTTATAAGTATAATTTACTTTACATTGCGGTATATTAATAAAACAAACATTATGAAAAAGACAAAAACAGGATTACATATTGACGTAAAAGGTAAACGTATTGAAGTTTATACTAAGAAAGAATTAGAGAAAATAGAAGAAGACGCACAAACACAAGTCGACTTTATTATATTTGTTGCTTTAGCTGGCTTATTAATTACTATCGGCTTTATAATAGGTCTTTCAGTATAATGACGTTACTTCAAAAACAATCATATAATCTGTGGTTTAATCACATTGCTGAAAAAGTAATTGAGTGGCGTGATGCAAAGCCAGCAAACAAAGACTTAAGAAACTTTGTTAAAGGAATGAATGAAATAGGACAATACGTTAATCAATTAAACATAGAAAACGAAGTACTATTAAAAAGAGTGTCAATGATTAGAGCTGATAAAAACAAAGCTTTAACACAACTACAAGAACAAATAGAAGACTTACAAAAAAAATTAAAACAATACGAGATATGATAATTAATTATTGTGATATAGAAATGACAGTAGATTATAACTATGAAGAAATAGAGCCAGAGACGTACGACTATCCAGGATCGCCAGACAATGCAGTCATTGAGAGTGTTAAAGTTAACAGCGTTGATATATATGATCTTCTTAGTATAGAACAACTTTATGAAATTGAAGGTATAATACTAACTAATATAAAAAACAATGAGTAATATAAAACTATTAGACGGCAAGCTTTACGATAAAAACGCTTTGCTTAAAAAGATGGACAATGACGAATTCTATTATGGTGATCTCAACAAACTAGCTTTAAGTTCTAGCAGTTTAAAAACATTGTTGTCAAGTCCTAAAACATATAAGTTTGTTCAACAGTATGGTAGTCCAGAATCTCAACCACTTCGTGATGGTTGGCTATTTCATACAGCTATTCTTGAGCCAGATGTTTTTGAAGCACAGACATTTATTGATGTTCAAAGTAAGAACACAAAAAAGTTTAGAGAAGCAAAGCTAGAACTTGGTAGAGTTTTTACTATCAAAGAAAAAAACAATGCTGAAAGATTAGCTGATGCTTTTTATAGAAACGAACACGCACTTCAATCAATAACAAATGCTGAGTTTGAAGTTCCTGTAATTGGTGAAGTTATGGGTAAGCCATTTCGTGGTAAAGCAGACGTTCTAGCAAGTGATCGAATTGTTGATTTGAAAACTACAAGCGACATCAAAGGCTTCAACTATGCAGCAAAGAAATACGGCTATGACATTCAATGTTATCTTTATTGTAATCTATTTGATAAAACTTACGATCAGTTTAAATTTGTAGTCTTAGACAAAGGAAGTCTTGACATAGGTGTTTGGGAATGTTCTGAAGATTTCTATTTTGCTGGAGAAGAAAAAGTTGCTAAAGCGATTGACTTATATGATAAATTCTTTATACAAGGCTATGACTTAGATAATTACTGTTTAAGCGGTACACTTTAAAAATTTAAAACAAAAAACAAGATGAAACAAATAAATATGTTTAGCGGTGAATTATCAGAAGATGATGATAAGTACACTAAAAAAGTAGAAGCACCGATATACGAGCCTAAAAACAAGAAGCCTCATATATTTGAATTATGTGATAAATATAAAACTCATAGATTGATTAGAGAGATAGAAAAATCAAGCATTGACTATGATGAAAAAACTTTCTTAATTAATGCAGCTCGTAGACATAACGTTTTTCATTATGAAAAGATAGCTGACTACTATGCACACTCAAGCAAAGAGATGCAGAACTTAATGGAGAAATCAGCTCTTGTTATAATAGATTTTGAGAAAGCTATTCAATTAGGTTACGTTAAACTATCTGAAGAAATAAAGAATCAATACTTACAAGAGTATGGAGAATAAAGACTTCGTTGCTTTCATATTATCACACGGTAGAGCTGACAATGTAATTACATATAAAACTCTTAAAAGAAGTGGCTACACAGGTCGAATCGTTATCGTTGTTGACAATGAAGATAAAAGTATTAATAAGTATATTGAAAACTTTGGCTCTGACAATGTAGTTGTTTTTGATAAAAAAGAAATGGCTGATTCTATTGATGAAGGTAACAACTTTGATAATAGAAAAGTAATTGTTCACGCTAGAAACGTTTGCTTTAAGATAGCTAAAGAATTAAATATAAAATACTTTATACAGTTAGATGATGACTATACAAGTTTTCGTTATAGATACGTAGATGACAAATACACAACTAAAGGCAGCGTAAAGAATCTTGATTTTTATTTTGATCTTCTTTTAAACTTCTATAAAACAATAGATGCTAAAAGTATAGCGTTTGCACAGGGTGGTGACTTCATAGGCGGCGCTGGTTGCGGTCTAATATCAAATTATATAAATAACTCAAGAAAGTGTATGAACTCGTTTATATGCTCAACAGACAGAGAGTTTCAATTTGTAGGCTCTATAAATGAAGACGTCAATACTTACACAAGTTTAGCTTCAAGAGGTGCTTTATTTCTTACATTGCCTTATATAGGTCTTGAGCAAAAAGCAACACAAAGCCAAAGCTCTGGAATGACTGATATATATCAACTATCAGGAACATATATAAAGTCTTTTATAAGTGTGATAATGCACCCGTCAAGTGTAAAAGTAGGAATGATGGGCTTTACAAAGCCAAGACTTCATCACTCAGTAAAGTGGAAACATACTACACCAATGATTATTAAACAAAAACACAAGAAATGAAAACAAGAAAAGCATTTAAACCAACGTATCACAACAATGAATTCAATTATTTAATAAGCGAACTAACAGACTTAAAACGTTCAATTATAGATATAGATTGCGTTCTAACTAAATTCAATTATAACACTTTCTTTATAGATCACAAAAAGAATGGTGACTTGACTTCAATAAATACTATAAGAACTCTCGCTAATTATGTAGATGTAAAGCTGACAGACAAAACAAAGATTCAATGCTTCATAGTAAGATCAAATATTAACACAGAAACTTGTGAGACAATAGATGGCGTGACGATGGTATATGAAATAAAAAACATAAAAGAAGTTAAAGACAGAAAGAATAAGGCTGAATACATAAAGTCAATATATAGAATAACAAGCGACGAACATTTAAAATTGTTCTTTCAGCAAGAAACACATAATCAAATTAAAGACCAACTAAAAGTAAAATTATGAGAGCAACCTATTTACACTACGAGAATGGCAAAGGCTACGATGTCATAGACTTCATTCGAGATTACGCATTAAATTTTAACAGAGGTAACTGTATAAAATATTTAGTCAGAGCAGGTAAGAAAGAAGACGAAGTCAAAGATTTAGAAAAAGCTTTAGATTATTTAAAACGAGAAATAGACTATTTAAGAAACGAACAAGAAAAGTGGATAGAAAAGAACAAATAAAATACTATAAAGAAATGGAACAAAAAGAATTAGAACATCAAGAAGAAATAAGAGGCGTACAAAGTGAGCCAATAAACGATAGACATTTAAACTATTTAAAGAGTGTGCTTATAAGTCAGCTCTTGCTAGAAGCAAACGATGAACTACAAGGCAGTAAAGGATTCAAACAGAACGTAAAGCATCAAGTAAACAAAACTTCTAAGATACTAGAGAGCGAATATCAACAAGGCTTTAATGTGATCTACAACAACAATCCAGAGATGTGTACTAATGTACTAAACAAAATAGATAGCTTAATACATAAGATTAAAACAGCATCTATCGACGAACTAGTTATGATTGATGCTTTAGTAGATAACTACTTTGAAAACAAAGATGAACTAATAGAAACACAAACAGCAGAATTTAATAAAATAGATTAATATGTACATAAATATAGAACTAAAAGAAACAGAGCGTAAAGACTACTATAAGTTTCTAATCAATGGAGTTAAACTAGGAGAATGGGAACGAAGCGAACTAAGACACTTAATAGAAACAATAGACAACAAGATATAATGAAAATAGAAACAATAGCAGAAACGATAAGAGAAATCACAGACGTAGATATATTTGAAAAAACTAGAAAACGTGAAGTAGTTGAACTTAGAAGCGTTGCAACTTACTACTTGCGAAAAGTAGCTGGTTTAAAATATAGACAGATAAGCAATGAATATAAAAACAATGGCTTACGAATTCATCACTCTACTTTAATACACAGCTTAAAAAACTATGATATGTATAGAAAGTATAGCGACTCAGTTCAACAAGCTCACTTAAGTTTAATAAATGATAACTTGGTAGATGTTAGAAAATACATACTAAAAAATATGTCTAAGATGACAACTGAAAAAATAGAAAAGATAGAAGAAATAATGCACAGCTAAAATAATACAGAAACGTTTATATATTAATACAATACATAAACTATGGCATACAAGACAGAAGACTTAATAGAGCAAAGCTTAGAAGCAATCAAGAAGCATAACTTAATATTTGTTAATGATATATTTGCATACACAGTATTTGTTAGAAAGACTTTCTATGATCACGATTTACACAAAAGTGACACTATAAAAAGCGAACTAGCAAAGAATCGAATTAATATGAAAATAGAAATGAGAGCTAAATGGTACGCAAGCGACAATGCGACATTGCAAATAGGTCTAATGAAACTGATAGCAGACGATGACGAAGCTCACAGACTAAACGGAACAAAGAGAGAAGTCAAACACGACACAACAGACAAACAGATAAATATTAAGATACACAGATAATTGGAAGTAAACGTTAATGTAGTATTTGAGCATCTCTTAGACAGTCAAACTAAGATAGTAGTAGAGCAAGGTGGTACAAGGTCAGGTAAGACTTTTAATATCTTGCTTTATATTATATTTCACTATTGTCAAACAAACAAAGGTAAGACTATAACAATATGTAGAAAGACTTTTCCAGCAGTACGTTCTTCTGTAATGCGTGACTTCATTGATATACTTAAAACTCATAAAAAGTATGATGAAGTTAATCACAACAAATCTAACAGCGAATATCATTTAGATGGTAATCTAGTTGAATTTATTTCAGTAGATCAACCACAAAAGATACGTGGTCGTAAACGAGAATTCTTATTTATCAATGAAGCTAATGAACTTGATTATGAAGATTGGCAACAGCTTATATTTAGAACAACTGAAAAAGTGGTGCTTGATTATAATCCGTCAGACGAATACCATTGGATCTACGACAAAGTTCTTAATCGTGAAGATGTCGAATTCTATAAGACTACATACTTAGATAATAAGTTTCTAGACAATAGCATAGTAAAAGAGATCGAACGCTTAAAAGAAACAGACGAACAATACTGGCAAATATATGGACTAGGTGAGAAAGGTATTTCAAAAGCTACTATATTCAACTATATAGAAGTACCACATATTCCACACGATGCTGAACTTGTAAGC